GAAGAGAGATTAATTGCTTTTGCGGCAGTTGAAGGCATTTTCTTTTCAGGTTCGTTCTGTGCTATTTTTTGGTTAAAATCTCGAGGTATTTTACAAGGACTATGTAATGCGAACACTTTGATTTTCAAAGACGAGAACTTACACTGTGACTTTGCAATTCATTTATTAAATAATCACATAGAGAACAAACCAAGTGAAAAAAGAATTAGAGAAATTTTATTATCCGCATTGGATATTGAGAAAGAATTCATTCTTGAGTCATTACCGATATCTTTAATTGGAATGAATTCAAACCTAATGAAACAATATCTTGAATTTGTTACTGATGGTTTATTACTTAAACTTGGATGTAAAAAAGAATTTAATGTGGAACAACCATTTAAATTTATGGAACAAATTGCGGTAGAAACAAAAGGTAATTTCTTTGAATCAAGGACTATGGAATACCAAAAAGCTAAATTGAACGAAACATTATCATTCACGGATGATTTTTAAATAAAAATATATGATGTCATTAAAGATTAAAAAAAGAGGGGGTGATGAGGTGTCCTTTAATCCTCAGAAAATTTATCAGAGAGTAAAAAGAGCGGCGAAAGGATTGAACGTTAATTCTGATGAAATTTTTATTAAAGTTATTACTTCAGTACCTACTGAGGGTAGTATTACGACAAAAGAGTTAGATAAATTAGTATACGAAATTGCCGCCGCTTATACAGGTAGTCATCACGATTACTCAAGATTAGCATCTTCAGTTGCAATATCTTCATATCACAAAGAAACTAATCCTAGTTTTACTGAAACAATGAAGGAATTGGATGAAAATGGTATTATTAATGAGGTATTAATGAAGACTATTGAAAAATATGGTTCAGAAAATATTGATAAAGTAATTAATCATGAGAATGATTATAATTTTGATTATTTTGCTTGGCGTTCATTACAAGAAATGTATTTGTTAAAGTTATCTAGCGGTAAGGTTATTGAAAGACCTCAACACATGTATATGAGAGTTGCTTTATGGGTGACTAAAACATTTGAAGAGGCAGTTGAATATTACAATTCATTGTCGAACCAATTGATTTCACCAGCAACACCTATCATGATTAATGCGGGTACAAGAACACCTCAACTAGCATCTTGCGTTTTACATTATAATAATTCTGATTCACGTAAAGGTTTATTAGGTACATTGAATGATATTTCAACATACTCTTCTGATGCCGCGGGTATTGGACTTTCGATGTCAAATATTAGAAGTAAAGAAAGTAGAATTTCAAGTTCAGGTGGATTTGCTGGTGGACTTTTAAAGTACTTAAAAATTGTTAATGAGTCACTTAGATTCTTTAACCAACAAGGTCGTAGACCAGGTAGTGCGGCTATCTATATCGAACCTTGGCATAAAGACATTATTGATTTATTGGAGATTAAAAAGAATACAGGTTCAGAAGAGATGAGAGCTCGTGATTTATTTACGGCCCTTTGGATTCCTGATAATTTTATGAGAGCGGTTGAAAATAACGATAGTTGGTACTTATTCTGTCCTAACGATATTATAACTAACGGAATTAAACCATTACAAGAATGTTATGGAGATGAATATGAAGAAAATTATAAATTAGCGGTAAGTAAGGGTATTGGTAAAAAAGTTAAAGCCCAAGATATTTGGAATAAAATAATTGAATCCCAAATAGAAACAGGTGTTCCTTATTTATGTTCTAAAGATAATGCGAATAAGAAAACAAATCACCAAAACATTGGTGTAATTAAACAATCTAATTTGTGTAACGAGATTTACCAATTTACTGATGAAAACACAACCGCAATTTGTACATTATCATCTATGGTTTTAAAGAACTTCATTAATGATGGTAAATTTGATTTCACATTACTTTATAATGAAGTTAGAAAAGTTGTTAGAGCACTTAATAAAGTTGTTGATATTAATAGTTATTCAACTGAACAAGGTAGAAAAGGTGGTCTTGAACAAAGAGCGATTGCAATTGGAACTCAAGGACTTGCAGATGTATTTTATTTGTTGGATTACATTTTTACTTCTGATGAGGCAAAATCATTAAATAAAGATATTTTTGAAACTATCTATTATGCGGCAATCAGTGAAAGTAATGAATTATGTAAAACTGAAGAATACCAACCGTATAAATTCTTCGAAGGGTCACCAATGTCAAATGGAGAATTCCAATTTGATATGTGGGGATTAAAAGATGATGATTTATCAGGTTTTTGGGATTGGAAACAATTAAAAGAAGATGTTAAAAAATACGGAGTATGTAACTCTTTGTTCACGGCACAAATGCCTGTGGCATCTTCAGCTAAAATTACAGGTTCTTTTGAAATGACAGAACCAGCTCATTCGGCTTTATTTAATAGACGAGTTGTTGGTGGAGAGATTTTGATAGTTAACAAATACTTAATAAGTGATTTTGAAAAAATTGGTATTTGGTCTGAGGATTTAAAAAATGAAATCATTATGAATGAAGGTTCAGTTCAAGGAATTAACTTTAATCATTACTTAGACCCTGAAGACAAGAATTATAATAAGAAAGTTAAACGTATCGAACACTTAATCCCAAAATACAAAACTATTTGGGAAATCTCTCAGAGAGAATTGATTGATATGTCTGCGGACAGAGGCCCTTTCATTGACCAATCACAATCAATGAATCTCTATATGTCGGCACCAACATTACCTAAGATTTCCTCGGCACACTTCCATGGTTGGAGACAAGGATTAAAAACTCTTTGTTATTATGTTAGAACTAAGGCCATTTCTACAGGAGCAAAACACTTGGCAATGGACATCTCTAAGGTTGAAAAACCAAAAGTTGAAAAACAAACACCAAAAGTGAATGTTATACCAATTGACTCAACAGTTAAACCAACTGATTCAGAATTCGAATGTTTTGGATGTGGGTCTTAATATAAAATAGAAAATCACAACATTAATCACGACAAACTGTCGTGATTTTTTATTTTACGCTATTTATAAGAAATAATCACGACACTATATTTATTGATATGGCAAATGGAACAACATATGGAATTAATTTCCCGTTCAGAGATTCTTATGATGGTAAGTATTTAGACCTTTCTGTGGTAAATGATGAAGAAATCAGAACTGACTTAATTCATCTTTTATTAACTAGAAAAGGTACTCGATATTATTTGCCTGATTTTGGTACAAGACTATATGAATTTATATTTGAACCTTTAGACGGTCCTACGTTTTCAGAAATTGAGGCGGAGATTAGAGCGTCTGTTGAAGAATATATTCCAGGAATAACAATCACTAAGATTGACATAAGTGCAGCGTCCGAAGGAGAAGAAGATAAGGGTACTTATATAAACGACAACGACGAACGAGTTTATAGAGTTCCAGGTATTGGAACTTTAGAACATACTGCAAGAGTTAAAATTGATTACGTTATTACTAATGATGCGTTTAACAATTCAGATTTCGTAATTATAAATATTTAATGATATATGGCTAACAAGAAAATATCATACACTACTAGAGATTTCCAATCAATTAGAACTGAGTTAATAAATTTTACAAGAACTTATTACCCTGACACTGTTGATAATTTTAATGATGCCTCGGTTTTCTCGGTATTGTTAGACTTAAATGCTGCCGTAACAGACAATTTACAATTTAACATTGATAGAAGTATTCAGGAAACGGTATTACAATACGCCCAACAAAGGTCTTCTGTTTTTAATATTGCAAGAACTTATGGATTAAAAGTTCCTGGTCTTAGACCATCAGTATCATTAGTTGATTTCTCAATCACGGTACCAGCATTTGGAGATAAGGAAGATTTAAGATATTGTGGTATCTTAAGAAGAGGTTCTCAAGTTAATGGTGCGGGACAAGTCTTTGAATCAATTTACGATATTGACTTTGCGTCGGCAATAAATGCGGAAGGTTATCCTAATAGATTAAAAATACCTAATTTTGATTCAAATAATAAGTTAATTAATTATACTATTGTTAAAAGAGAAACAGTTGTTAATGGTATTACAAAAGTATTCAAAAGAGTTATTACCTCGGCAGATGTTAGACCATTTTTAGAAATATTCTTACCTGAAAAAAATGTATTAGGTGTTACAAGTGTTTTATTAAAAGATGGTACCCAATACGCTAATATCCCAACTACTCAAGAATTTTTAGGTACTGACAATAGATGGTACGAAGTTAAAGCCTTAGTTGAAGATAGAGTTTTTATTGAAGACCCAACGAAGGTTTCTGATAAGCCAGGGATTAAAGTAGGTAAGTACGTCCAAACAAATGATAAATTTATTACTGAGTACACGCCTGAAGGATTCTTTAAAATGACCTATGGTGGTGGTAGTCAATCTGCTGACGAACAATTAAGAGAGTTTGCGAGAAATGGTTATACCTTAGATTTAAACAAATACTCAAATAATTTTGCTTTAGGTAGTGTTCTTAAGGCAAATAGTACATTATTTGTACAATATAGAGTTGGGGGTGGAACAGGAACTAATTTAGGTGTTAATATCATCAATCAAATAGGTACAGTTTCATTCTTTGTTAATGGTCCATCAGAATCGGTTAATACAAGTGTTGTTAATTCATTACGTTGTACTAACGTTGTTGCAGCAATTGGTGGGGCTAATTACCCAACAACTGAAGAAGTAAGAAATTTAGTTGCGTTTAATTTTGCTGCACAAAATAGAGCGGTGACGGTTAATGACTATGATTCTATTATTAGAACAATGCCATCACAATTTGGGGCACCTGCTAAAGTAGCAATTACTGAGGAAAATAATAAAATTAAAATTCAGATGTTATCTTATGACGAATCAGGTAATTTAACAGAAATTGTGTCAAATACATTAAAAAATAACGTCGCTAACTACCTATCAAACTATAGAATGATTAATGACTACATTTCTATTGAAAGTGCTAATGTTGTTGATTTAGGCGTTACTATTGATGTAGTGTTAGACAATAGTCAAAACCAAGGAGCGGTTATTTCTCAAATCATTACTATTATATCTGAGTTCTTCAGTCCTGGTAACAGACAGATGGGAGAAAATGTGTATGTATCTGACCTTAGAAGATTAGTTCAAAGTGAAAACGGTGTTATTGCAGTTTCAGATATGTTATTCTTTAATAAGGTTGGTGGTCAATACTCTTCGTCACAAACATCACAAGCCTACATAGATGCAAATACAAAACAGATTGGGTTAGTTGATGACACCATATTTGCAGAACCAAGTCAGACCTATCAAATCAGATATCCTAATAAAGATATCAATGTTAGAGTTAAAAATCTAAAAACAGTTAATTTTTCTTGATAATTTATTTTCAAAATAAATGAATTATCTTTTGAAAATAGTATCTAAACTATTTATCAAAAAAGATTAACATGTCCAACTCGTATAGAATAAGAACCAAACCAGGCGTTGATAGTTCAATTAAGATTTTAATTGACCAAGAGTTTGAATATTTAGAGATTCTTTCTCTAAAAATATTACAAAGTCAAATTTACACAAGACAGTGCTCCGACTATGGAGTTATTGTTGGTAGAGTTAGTGTTAACAATGGTTTTGGTATTCCTAATGCAAAAGTTTCTGTTTTCATTCCTTTGGACAATATGGATGAAAACGACCCAGTAATTTCTGATTTATATCCTTATAAAACTTTAGCTGATTTAAATGAAGATGGTTATAGATATAATCTATTACCATATAATCGACAACATAGTGGCCACAATCCTACAGGAACCTTCTTCACAAGAGAAGATGTACTAATTAACCCAAGTCTTATTGAAGTTTATGATAAGTACTATAAGTATAATGCAGTAACTAACGAGAGTGGGGATTATATGATATTTGGAGTGCCTGTGGGGTCCCAAACTGTTGTTGTTGATATTGACCTTTCAGATATTGGTGAGTTCTCTCTATCACCACAGGATTTAATTAGAATGGGAGTTACTACAGAATCACAAGTTGCTGGAACATATTTTAAAGCTTCAACCAACCTAAGAGAATTACCTCAAATTATTACCATTAATAGAACCCTTGAAGTTGAACCATTATGGGGTCAACCCGAAATTTGTAATTTAGGCATTACAAGAACTGATTTTGATTTATCAGGGGAAGCCAATATTGACATCACACCTACGGCAATCTTTATGGGGTCATTAGTATCCTCCAAAGAAGAAGATTATGTTAAGAAGAGTTGTAAACCAACTTTAACCTCAGGGTCACTTTGTTCTTTAGTTGCGGGTCCTGGTGAAATTTTAGCGATTAGACAAACAAGTGCTCAAGATGTGAACGGAAGACCTATTTTAGAAACAGTTGATTTAGAATCAGGTGGACAGGTTATTGATGAGAATGGTACTTGGTTAGTTGATGTCCCGATGAACTTAGATTATGTTATTACAAATGAGTTTGGTGAACAAGTTATTTCTAGTGACCCTAAAAAAGGTATCCCAACAAGAAGTAAATACAGATTTAAAGTTAAATGGAATCAATCACCGTCTGTTTCTGCCGACCCTATTAAAAGAGGGTATTTTTTAGTTCCAAATGTTAAAGAGTACGGATGGACTGTTAGTGGAGGAGCTCACATTGACCCAATTACTAATAATAGTGCGAGTTCTGTAAATAAAGATGCAGCACAAAGGTCATACGCTTTTAGTTTAGATTGGGCGGATTATGGAAACACAGGAACAACCATAGGTAATCAGATGATTGTGGACGCAATTAAATGTGAGGATAAATTCTACGAATTCCAATATAATAAAGTTTATACTGTATCACAATTAATTACTCAATATAGAAATGGTTGGGGTAATTGGAGAGTTATTGCGGTTAAAGACATCTTAGATAATGAATGTTCGAGTGATAATAATAAGTTCCCAACAAATGATGCAGTGTATAGATTTGATTTAATCTACTTCCTGTTCAACATCATGTTGTTTATATTCAGACCAATATTGTATTCATTATTAATTACAATGCACATTATTGCATTCTTCTTATTTATTATCGGGCCTGTATTAGCAATTATTGCCGCGGTTGTGGTTATTGTAGCTATTGTTATTTGTTCGATTATTAATGCAATTATTTGGGTTATTAATATCATAGGAAGTTTAGATTATATTAATTGTCCTGATGCTGGAGATATTAAAGATGTTGTTGATAAAATGTTGAACTTATATAAGAATTTTACAGATATGAAAATTCCTAATTTATCATATCCTGATTGTGAGTTCTGTAGTTGTGATGATGGTGGTGTTATTGAGACAAACTCCGTCCTTTATGGCCCTGCGGTAGTTAGTACACAACAAACTGCTGAGGAAAATGGTTCTAACGCAGTTTTAACGGCATTTGAACTTTCTACTAATTATAACGCGGCCTCTCCTTACACTACTGATAATACTGTTTATGAAAACTTGTTTGCAGGACAATCATTAGGTAGTGCCACTCAAGCAAATAATCCATTAACTCCTGCGTCACGTACACCACAACTTAAAACGGTGGTGGGTGGTGTTAGTAATAATCAAGGTATTTCATCATTTGAGTTTACAACAAGTTTAACTCAAGCGGAAAGATTAAATTTATTTAACACTAAGGCAAAATTCTTCCAACCATCTGTGAATAATCCTGGTGGTGGCGTTAATAGAATTAAAGTTTCATTTAATCCTGCGAATGGTGTTTTTCATGAGGATAATGTTATTGTAATTATGGCTCAACCTAATTCGGCGGCAATCTTTGAACAAGGTAGTTTAATAACTTTCCAAGACCCTTCAAAATCAACTGACCCTAATATGACAGGGTTTACGTCTCTTAATGAATATGGTACCGCAAGTAGTACAGGTACTACGGTTAATAATAAACCAAGTAGTACGTCAAATGTTGGTAATATTACTGTTCAATATGCTGATTATACTAATCCTAATGGACCAGCATTGTCTCAAACATATACTAGTCAACAAGATGAGAATGATGTACAATATGCTAAATTTCCAATGGATATCGAGTATTTCCAAGTAATTACCGCGAATACTTATTCTGACTTTTCATCACTATGTGTTGCGGGAGGAAATAACCCATTAGGTCTCCAACGTAGGTTTATTAATAATCAGATGAAATTTTATAGGATTTATAGTCATAACGTTGGTTTTGGTTTTTGGGTAAATGAATTAAATAGTGGGAATCCGACATCTTATCCAATGATAAGACCTGCCGATTATTTCCCTGAATTTAATAACCAATATGTTGTATTCTTAGTTAGAGGGGTTGACCCGTACTCAACAAGGAGTAATTGTGAATACGACCTTAGTATTTTATATGGTGATACAGGATTTGGCCGTGTTAAAGTTACAAGTGGTATTAATGGAGCACCTAAATATCATTTAAATCAACCAATTAAACCTGGTTTTAAAAATGTTAGACATAATTTAACTAATAACTTTGATACTGACACATATACAGGACAAAAATTATATTTTGATTCATTTCACTATCAACCAAGTACGAGTGTTGGGGCACCTTTTAGTGGATTTTCTTCTAATTTACAAACCTACTATTCTTCATTAGATAATGGTAGTATGACATTCATTCCCCAAACGGCAACGCCTAATTTAAACACAGGATTTAACTCTAATCCGACTTATGGTGTTAATGTTGACGGTAATAATTGGTTTGCCAGAGAATTTTTAACTAGTACATCTGGAGGTTATTACAACTCACCTTTAAATAACTTATCAATTACTCGAGGATATTTTATTAACGAAATTATTGAAGGTGGGTCAGGTATGTTAAGTCAGGTTTCAATAGAACAACTTGTAGCTTCCACTAGTATTGCAGGAATTACTTATAATAGTTATTATTATTCCCCAAAATATCCTGTGGTGAATATGAATTATAATTTAGGAGGTACTCGTAAAATAATTATGAGGTCAGATAGATTACCAACATCTACTACATTACAAAATAACTTAAATAATAGCTTTGTATTACATAACAATGTTAATTTTTCAATATTTCAGTTTTCTGATAATGGTACCTCAACTGCAGCACAGACTGGTGCCAACCAATCGGCTACATTAACGGGGACAACCGCCGACTTATTAAGTGCTGGTGAACCTCAAATTATTAGTTCAGTTATTGACTCGTTTAACTGTGGGCTTATGGTTAATCTTGGTTGTTATGGTGAATCAAATGGTGAATTAGTAATTAACACAGGTCCTTGTCGAAAAGACCCTATTGGTGGAGGTACCTTAGTTACAAATGGATGTTATACTTATGTAACAACCATATTTTTATCATTACCTAGAGACCTTTTACTTTTGACAGAATGGACTTCTCGTTTATTAATTACATTTGGGGCTTGCCGAAACGTATGGGGTCATATGTTTACAAACAATTGGATTAACGGTACCCTATACGCATTTAATTTCAATAACGATGTTACCTTCACATCACCATTAGCCCCTAATCCAAACCAAGCTCGATATGCTTATTGTGATGATGTAGTGGTATTACATAATAGTACTAATAACTTTTATTATCGAAGTAGTCCATGGAATGAATCAACAAATAAATTTATTGGTCAAGACAGGGCAACTTCAGGTGGTATATTTGGAGCGTTATTTGGTCAATATGGGGGTAATTTTTATAATTTATTATACCCAACAACGGTTTTAGATTTAGGTCCAAGAACCGATTATTTACAAGAGATAGTTATGTCAGATGAATATGATGGGTATGTTATGAATAAACTACAATCAACAACATTTTCTGATGTATCTGAGTTATTAAATTTATTTATTATTACTCGATTGGCGAATACCAATTTCTTACAAGGTTTGATAAATGGGGCGAATATCTTATCGTATTTTAGTAGAGTTAAAAATATGGTTGATGGTGATTATGCTCAAGCAATATCCGTTAATTCGGAACTTGGAGTTGCACCGTTCCAATCGGCTAATTATCCTGATAGACCTGGACAAGACTCAATTTATATTAACACACTTTCAGATTCTGACCAAATATTTGGTGTGTTTTTCCAATCAGATACTAGATTAAGAGATTTTGTGAGTCCAAAGAGGACTATAATTGACGATACTGTTGCAGCAACTAATGTGTGTGCTTTTAGTAATATTGAAGTGATATCACAAGAAGTACCTTTCTATCAGTGGAATGTTAATAGTAATTCTAATAACGATAGTATATTTGGTAGTCAAGACAATGGATGGATGACAAACCCATTATTTAGTTCAGGTGATGAGTTCTTTACTAAAAAATATCAAAGTCTTGATAGAATAGAACCTACGTCTAGATACTTTAGAACTAATGCAACTTCTATGACCAAATACTTTAAAGGTTATATCTATAGCGTCACACCTCAAACAGTGAACGGTACTTGTAGTATTGTTGGGACAGTTTTAACAATAACTTCAGTATCTTCACCACTTTTACAAGAAGGTTTTATATTGTCAGGACCAGGTATTACACCAAATACGACTATTTTAGGTCAATTGACCGTTGTACCATCAACGGCAGCATCAGGAGGTAATGGTACTTATCTTATCGATATTCCTCAAACTGTTGGGTCAACAACATTTACATCCAATGGATTTACGTATAGTGCATCAATTGGTACTCAGGATTTAAATAATCCTCAGGGTAGGGTGATAAACACAGGTGCCCCTTTCCACTTCTATTTTGGATTAAAGAAAGGTAGAACCGCATTTGATAGATTTGTAATTAAATGGGTTGATACAAATAACATAATAGCATAACCATGGGGAATAGAATAGATACTCGAGTAGTTTTAGGGTCATTAAGGTACAAGTCAGCACCAGACACAAACCTAATGTTTAATGTTCCTTTAGTTCAAACAAATAAGGAGAATGTTGAATTTGATAGGAATATTAATATTGATTTACAACAAGTCTTTGATGATGAACGACAAAAATCAGATACATTTAGACCTGTATGTAAGTTTTCGTTATTATTTAATAATTCTTATAGTGGGTCAACTAATTACCCACCATTAGAGAATAATTTATATTATGTTAACGCTCAAGAGGCGGCCAAAAAACAATGTGGTGATAACCCACAGAATGTTAGTTGGTCAGGACTTCCACAGTACAACGAGTTTGATTTTATTCGTACCGATTATAATGTCTCAGGATATACTCAACCACCAAATAACCATATTACTTTTGTTCCTAAAAGTGCGTCAAGTTATAATTGGAATTTCTTTGTTAGTTACGCTTATGATAATGATTTTACAAAACAATTAGAAGCTATTGATAAAAAAAGTACAAATTTATTACAATGGGTTTGTGGTAATGGTATACCATTTATAATTGATAATACAACTTTTAATGGCCAAAACTTAGTGTCATTTAGATGCCCTGTAAAACATGGATTAACTATTGGTGAATATGTAAAGTTTAATTTTAACTACAATGGGATTGATTCTTTTCAAGTATATTCATTAGGTGACCAAAAAGCGGGTAGTGAGGAGTACATCTTTAATATATACAATGTTGGGTTTACAGGAGGAGCGTTTGCAAATAATTCTGAAGGAACTTTTAAACGAATTATTGATATTGAAAATCCAACTGATACCACTTCACAATATTATGTTAGAAAACATAAAATATTAACTAACTCACAAGATGCGGTATTAGTTAATGCGGGATTTGACCAAAATATTTTTGGTAATAGAAAAAAATTTGAAAGTAGTGGTTTTACGCCAAATCAAGTTGCTAGAGTTTCAATTAAAGAGGGGGCACAATCATATACACTATCCTTCAGTAAGGATATTCATATTAACCCAATAAGAGATAATCAAAAAAGACCTATCAGTGAGTTATTTTTTACTGTTATGTGGAAGGGGTACTTTGGTTTAATGTTCGGCACTAAGAAAAATCAAAGTGAGTATTTAGGTCTTAAACAAGGATATGAATTTAATCTACCTTTAGACCCTACAACTAAAAAACCTAGTGGTTGGTGGGACAATTTTAATTCGTTATCAAATACACCATTCCCTGTCGTTGTTTATAACACACCACTTGGTGCTGGATTGGGGCCTAATTTAAGTTCAATACCATTTACATATATTGAATCATTAAAAGAAGGTGATATTTTGGATGGGGATTACTGTGAGTGGAACGAATCCGAACAACAAGAAAGAGTTATTTCCACCTTATATCATAAGTACAGATACAATCCGTTCGCCTTTAAATTAACCACACCACCACAATCACCATCTAACATGTTTGGATATTATTACCAACCTCATTATTCGTTAAATATTAGGGATTATTCAGACTATATTGAGACTGGTAGTAAACAATTGACTGAGGGTATCCCTGACTATTCTTTTTATTCGCAAAAAACCGATTCATTTATATGGAGAGATTTATACCCGTATGGTTATGTTAATAATGGTATTGGTGTTAATTACCCATTTATGAATGGTACACATTACCCTTACAATAATAATATTTTTAGAATAATTCCAGAAGGAAGTAATTATAAAGAACAAGTATTAACAACTGACCCGATTATAGATGGATGTGAGTAACAAATATAAATTTATATTACCTACAACGGATGAATATATCAATTTACCTATAGAACTTAAGTGGGATTTCTATGGTAGAGATGATAGTATTGAGATTTTCCAAGAAGAGGTTGTTGAAGATATCATAGGTATTGCTGAGGATTTTGAGATTTTAAGATTTGCTCATGATAAGTACTCATTTTCTGAAAACACTAAAATAAATTATGAATTTAATTTCTATAGTGGTAATCCTAATACTGTAACCACATCAACACTTGCAAATTGGGTGTGTAGTTATTTACCAGAAGGGTTTACTGCGTCCGAAGTTTATTATTACGAAAAACCATTCACCAAATCATTCTTCAAATTAGATTTTTATGATAGTAACAGTGGGACAAACCAAACAAATTATTTTACGGTTATTTTACCTGTTCAACAGGGGATAACTCAGAGTGTTAGTATTTCACCAACAAAGCCAAATGTTGATATTAAAAAACCTTCACAATTTTTAGATTATGTTGGGGATAAAGAAGGTTTCTTTTTGTATTGGTTAAGGAAAAAAGAATTTCTTGATATTAGTACGTTTTATATGACTGCTAAATTTTTTGATGCTAGATTAGGTGTATTTGTTAAAATGATGACAGTTCCACAATCTACATTACCCGATGTATTTTTATTTAATGGTGAGGATAAGTTTTATTATAAAGTTGTTTTAGATTCTATCAATCAAACATATAAAATTTTTAACATTTCTAATGGACTTAGAGTTGGAGAGGGAACCCCGATAAAATGGTATGAATATATAAACCCGTAATATGGATAATAGAAATTATTATATAAAAATATCACCAGAGGTTATCCAAAATGACATATTCAAGGTTAATATATATTCACCTTTTACTGAAGATGTTGAGATACCTTTTTGTTGTGACATATACACTCAACAAGTCACTAAATATATAACAGGTCATACGTATGTATACTCATCAATGACTGAAATATTATCAGGCGGTACTAACGGTAATTCAATCTTAACAGGACTTACGGTTCCAATTATGTTAACCGAGAATACGGTTGATATTGGATATTATTCTGTTTTTGATGGTATGGTTTTACAACAGGAAACCATGACTAATTTTTTGTTTTCTGCCACCACAACATTTCCTAATGTATATTATTTTTATAATACTTCAGACACCGAGTTTAAAAAATACTTACAATTCTCTAATTACTATGTCGATTGGGGGGATGGTACGCCAATTCAAACAATAACAACTAACGCACCAAATTATTACCAACACACTTATTCAACAACTGGAGAGTTCACTATTAGTATGTCGGGCATGAGTCCTTGGGGTTCAAACATTGTTCAAAAAACAGTTGAGGTCCCATTTACTAATATTATAATTACCAACCCTAAAGGTACTGCTTATTTCACACCTGCGGGTGGAAGTTGGAGTGGAACCATGTTTAATTATGATTACATTTTTAGTGGTGATGCTAGTTGTGATGCTCAAATAATGGATATTACAAATTTCACCACAGTTCCTTTTATTATTACAGGATACACTAAATCCTCTGTTAGCGATTTAGAAGTATATGGTAGTAAAAATATTCTATTTGGTGGAAAATATAAGATAGGTGTTCAAATTACGGGTACTTCAGGAAACATCGGAACGTATTGGGGCCCCCACCCAACAGAACCATACACTGCCTATACAATTAATGGAATGAATTACTATGATTATAGTGATAATACCACAATATTCGCAGTTGAGTCTTCGGGATTGACTGAAGATATGTTGATTTGTTCCGCGATTACAAAAAATGAAGTATTATTAAATGTAATTGATGAAGCAGAAGTTCAAACCAATGTTTTCATTGAACGAGGTAAACTATCTGCATTGGAACGAATTGAACGATTGGGGGAAATTGATAATATTGGTGACCTTGAAAAATATGGATATGAATTTTTTAATATAATAAAAATATAAAAATGATATTTATTAATATGAAAGTTTGTACTAAGTGTTATATTGAAAAAGAGTTAACCAAATTTAATAACCAAAAATAAAAAAGAGATTGAAGATTTAAATCATTATCCCAATTTAAAACCTTTATGGGCTGATGAGAATTTAAAAAAGTCGAATAAAATAATTAAAGAATAACATGGCAACAGGAACCTACGGTACAATTAGACCAGCGGATGTCTCTCCCGAAGATGTGGAGATAATCCTAAACTATACCCCATCAAGAGACGAAACGGAAAATTTCATCTTAACTAAATTAGATGCACCATCAATCTTAAGACCATACTTTAATAACGACGCTACGGGTGGTAACCCTAATGTTGAAATATTGGGTGGTTTATATAATTTAAGATTGCCTTCAGAACAATTTAATAAAATTGGTATCTACACCTTAATGGTTAGACCCGCTCAAATAAGAACAAGAATTCTTGATTGTGGTGTTCTATCGGCATTACCAAACGTTAAAGGATTAATTATTGATTTAAATGATGTACCAAGTCAGTTTAGAAATAAATTTGTTAATCAAGGTTTGGTTGGATTTAGAATTGAATATTTAAATTCTGACGGAACTAAAGTTCCTAATTTTTTTAGACTAATAACCTCATCATTCTTTTGTGAACCAGTTGTACAAAATTTAACAAATACTTCTCAAAAAGCGATTAGATACAGATATACTGATAATAATACAAATTTAATTTTTTGTACTGTTTCACCATCATCGTCACCTACTAATAAGCCAAATGCAACACCGTATATTGGACAACCTGACCAAGATATTATTATAACAAATACTTTCTTTAATCCGATAACCTTGGATATTGAAATCGCTGAACACGATTTCTCAACATTGGCAATTGCGTTGTTTGGTAATCAAACTAAATCTATGGATGATGGTATCTACACATTATATGATACTCAAAATAACATATACAGACAATACAACTTATATGAAATTAGAGACCAATTTAATGAATTACTTTATGAAGTTAGACAAGATAGAGGAAATGATATCGACTTTAGTAAAAACTTTACAAATATAACACAATAATGGCCGTTACGAAATATACTTGCCCACCTCAATCCGCATCAGGTGCGGGGACCTTTTCCGATAACTTAGTTGGTTTCCAATTAGTTACTGGTGGAGGTTTAACGCAAGGAAATTTCGAGTTCGTTAGCTCTATTAATGAGAAAACAAATAGAACGTTTAATACAGGAAACTTCTCTGACCCTATTAGTTTAGATAGTATGGGTGTTAGTAGTGTGGTACAATCTAAATCTATTTTTGAAAATAACTTTAAGGTTTACCCTAATTTTGACATGAGTCAAATCACCAACTTCACATTATATGGGTCGATGGTTAAACGTATTTCAGTTTCTGTTGAAACAATTATTAGTAAGTTCCCTGCGGCTTTAGAATCGACATTCATGGGACCTAACTATGTTACAGGGGCTACCGCAACTAATATTACTTTTGATTCGGTATATGATGAAACAAGTTTTGATTTAGATGTTGCAAAATTAAGAAATCCATTTGATGTTGATTTTTCGGTTAACTCAACTAGAAATTTAGAATTAAAAGAAATTAGTGTATCTCCATTAAGAGATATGACAATCCAATACGCTAAGTATTCATTATATTTTAATGGGGTTGGATATGATGTTAAATCTTTAGTACCAACAACCAATACATCTAGTGGGACGTTAAAAATATATGTTAGTGGGAATCCTTTTTCAGGACAAAGTATTGTGTATGAAAGTTTTGTTATTCGACCTAATGATTATGAGGTTACTAAAATATTTAATGAAGATTTAGATGAGGTTGAAAATTTCCTATTAAACCGAAATGTAACACCAATTTATACCGCAACATTTCAAGTACCAAGAGAATCTGAAGATGGTACTTATTACACTGCAAATCAACCAATTACATGGCCATTGTATGGTGAATGGAATATTGATATAGTAACTAAATCATTTGAAGATTATTTAATACAATTAAATGACGTTAGTGAGTATTTTGACATTTATACTACGAATTTAGTCTCAAGATTTTTAATTACAGGTTCATTTAAAGAATTTGACACCGTAACTCAAAAAATGGAAAAAGTTCTACAGATTTATGGTAGAAGTTTTGATGAAACTAAAAAATTCATAGATGCTTTAGCATTTATGAACTCAGTTAATTATAATGTAGGTAATGATATACCATCACAATTATTAAAAAATTTAGCACAAACATTAGGTTGGGGAATTAATATTTCACCTATTACTGATGATGACTTTTTAGGGTCTGTGTTTGGTCAAAAAAATAAAGATAATCCACAATTTCCTGGAACGTCACAACAACAAACACCTGATGAATTAAATTATCAGTATTATAGAAATTTAGTATTAAATTCAGCATACCTATTCAAATCTAAAGGAACTAGAAAATCAATCGAAGTTTTAATGAGATTGGTTGGGGCTCCTGAGGCATTAGTTGAGTTTAATGAGTATGTTTATGTTGCGGACCAAAAAATTAATTTAGAACAGTTTGATACTCAATTCTACAATATTTCAGGTGGAACTTATGTTCAAGAATTACCGACTTATGAACAAGGTAATACATTTAATATTATGGGGTTTACCTATACAGGATTTACGACTGAAATAACTATTACAGATGTTAATGTTAATCGAGAAGAATATCCTATGGACGTTTATGGGTATCCACAAGCGCCTATAAATACTGAAAACTACTTTTTTCAAATTGGTAGTGGTTGGTTTGAACAAACGCCAAAACATAGAGCACCTGCTCAAGTTGATTTAAATAATAGTGTATTCACAGGGTCTAATCCTAATTATCAAACAACGTTAATGCCTTATTCATATGGACAAGAATATCTTAATAGATTTAGAGATTTCCCGTTTATGACATTAGGTTATAATTTGACCGCAGTACCTGATAATAATAAAAGTTGGACTGACAATGAAGTTGGGTTAAGAAGTAATTTAGATGGTGGGATTAACGCTCGTTATTTTGCCGATGATGATAGATTAGTATTAAACGTTAAGAATATTGATTTATTTTTAAACCCTGGACAAGGTATTTTGTATGACGTATGGTATATGTCTAGACAATATAATTACCCAATCCCTAATCAAGGTTTAAATTATGTGGCGCCGACGTATTGTGACCCACATCCAAATATAGAATATCCTCAAAGAGGTGGTGTCGATTGGACTGAAATAAATCCACAACCAAAAAGAAAAACATTCTTTGAGTTCGCTCAAACATTCTGGCAGAATACAATTAATGTTAGAAACCGACAATTCGCCACGGATGGTAAAACAAGTGGATATCCAACTTTATCGTCTATTTTTTGGAAGTATTTAGAGTCTGAACAAACAATTAATATACCTAACGATAATTTTACTTATCAAACAATGATTGATTACGTGAATGGTATGGGAGATTATTGGATTAGGCTTGTTGAACAAATGATTCCTGCGACAACTATTTGGAATACTGGGGTTAAGTATGAAAACTCAATATTTCATAGACAAAAATTTGTATGGAGAAGACAAGAAGGTTGTCAATTTGTACCAGTACCATGTAAACCATGTTATTTAACATCAAATATATATCTATATGATTGTAATATACAAACAGTTGAATGTGGAATGTATCCTTGGTATGAAAGTACTACTATTAACAGTTTTAATGCTGTTTTAGGACAAACTCTTAATAGCTATCTTACCGTTAATGGGTATACGTTAAATGATTGTTTATTAAATACTTTAACAACTGAGTGGTTTGTTGAATTAAAAATTGACGATACAACGGTTGTCCAATACCCATTCTTTACTGGCGTAGGATATACAGATTTGGTTTTAAGTTCACCGCAAACTTCTGATTGGGATTCTGCCTTATCAATCGCGTTGAACGATTTAAAAATTTACGGATATGATTACTATTTAACATCAACAGATACTGTGGTTGTATATAACGCAATTTGCTCTACTTCCGACGAAGGAGTTAATTTCAAATTAAATGTCGGGATAAACTTTAATATTTTATGTGATTAATGTCTTGTCTTTTAACATATACCCCATCAATAATAATTGGAGACTGTTCAAATATCAATGACGGTGGTTTTATTATTGATATCTTTGGTACGGCTCCTGATTATACCATCCAATGGATTAATCCTCCATTAGGAACTATTGCGTTAGGTGCTGGTATTACTCAATATGGTATTGCCTCATTATCGGCAGGAACTTACACGTTTAATATTATTGATTCTTGTGTACCGTCATCGACGGTATTCCCTGTTAATATCTACATATCAAGTGGTACCTGTGTGAGTATTACTTCTCACACTAATACAACTTGTGGTTTAGAAAATGGTAGTCTTACTGCGGCAACACAAAATCTATATAGTGTCGCTAATTTTTACCTTTACGAAACTACCGATGGTTATATAACTTCAGGTTCATCGGTAACAAACACATTTGAGTTTAACAATATATTAGGCCCTGGAATTTATTATGTTATTGGTGATGATGGGGGTGGATGTACAGGTAAGTCAGAAACTTGTATTGTTCAAAGTGCGGAAACGGTTGATTATGGGTTTTATGTTGTTAATGACGCTGGATGTGCAGTTGATTCGGGTAAAATATTTATAACAGGATTAACAGGTACACCACCATACAATTATTTATGGTCTAATGGGGCAACAGGTTCATCTATAACTGACTTAAGTGCTGCAACATACAGTGTTACTGTTACTGATGGTACGGGTTGTTCTATTGTTAAATCAACAACTGTATTACAAGTACCTCTAGTTGGATTAGGTTCATTTACCTCTATTAGTCCAAGTTGTTTTGCGTCTGATGGGGAAATTACTGTCACAATAACAGGAGGAACCGCGCCATATTATTTTTCAGGTTCAAATGGAACTATAACTATTACATTTGACCAAACTTATACTTTTACAAATTTAGCCTCAGGTACTTTTACAGTACAAGTGACGGATGCTGGTTTATGTAATTTTATTGCGAGTACAACCTTATTACCTCCAGGTGGATTTAGTATTGTTACCATTGGGGTTAATAATTCAATCTGTAACAATAATGGAGGGTCCTTAAATCCAATCCAATTATTTGGGGGTAGTGGTAATTATACTTACGATTTAGAATACCCTGATGGTCATCATTTGACTCAAAGTACTACAAATCAAAACTGGCAATTTACAGGACTTTCAGGTGGTACCTATAATTTAACTATTAGCGATGGGGTTTGTACCTTTATAAGTGCTTATACCATTAATAATACTGTTCAGTTTAATCTAACAACTACAACGACAGGTACAACCTGTGGTTTTAATAATGGTGCAATTGAATTGGAAATTTCAGGTAGTACAGGACCTTATACGTATGAAGTAAATGGGCAAATTTATGGACCTACAGGTTTAAGTGCATATACATTTAGTAATCTATCTTCAGGGTTATACACGGCTAGTGTTACAAACGGAAGTGGGTGTCAACAAACTAATACTGTTTTAATTGACCCGTCATCAAATCCTGATTTTATTTTAAATGGGACTAATACGGTTAATGGTTCTGATGGTACAATTACCACATACATAACTAATGGTATACCACCATTTACGTTAAATTGGAGTAGTAATGTTAATGGTCAAACGGGAACCACGGTTAATAGTTTATCTGCTGGCACTTACTCACTTACCGTTATTGATAATAATGGATGTAGTAAAACAAAAACAGTTATTATTGCGGGTACTAATGTTGTAGAATCTTACCAAACATATACTATATGTGATACCGATTTTATTACTTCAACAGATGCAATTAAAAAAGGTCCTAAACAAATGTTGAATGAAGGGTTTTATGATTTAACCATTGACGACACAAATTGTATTTTAAATACCGCAATTTTTGAAGCTATTGTTAGTGTTAGTGGTGATGTTTTAACTCAACAATTTTATACTGGTACAACATTAAATGAATACCCATCGGATAACGAATGGTATGACACAATCACGGATTTATTGTTACAATTTGAAGGTATTGCAAGTGTGAATATTAACCCCGAAACAAATACTATTGAGATTTTAACCGATTGTGGTTCTTTATCGGACGCTCAAGTTATTGTTACTATGAAAATATATTATGATATTTCATGTGTTAGTTGTATTAATACACCAACACCAACACCAACACCTACCCAAACACCTACACCTACACCAACACAAACGCCTACACCCACCCCAACTGAAACATCTGGAGGACCTTGTTCTTGTATTTGTATTGATTCTAATTTACCATTCTTAGCAACAGGTAATACTATTAATCCTAATTATAATGATGTTGTTGAAATAAACTATACTGATTGCTCAGGTGACCCACAATCATCTTACCAAACCGTTGTCTACGCCCCTAGTTTTTGTTTATGTACCCAAAGTGGTGTTATAGATTCTGTAGCTTTTTATCAGGATAATGTACTGTATTTTTCATTACCATTTACAAATCCATGGACACCATTTTCTGGCAATCCCGCTTATTCAATGGGAGTTTTTACTAATGGTATTTGTTATGGCGACCCTTGTTAGTGATTAATTATTAGGGTCTGTCTTACCTAAACTACCATAAAGTCTCATAAGTTTTAGAGATTCATTATAGTTTTTCTCTAATCGGTCTAATTCCTTTTCAGGAACACCTTTTTCACAGGCAACCTCGTATGCTTCTTTAGATTCAGAAACCAAATTTGATATTGTTTTTAGTAGTTTCATATAATATAAATATCCACCAAAACACCATTTATTAAGATGGATACTTAATTATATTTATTTTAAAACATAATATGGAGAACAATTTAACATTTGTATGTGCCCAACCTGATGTGCAGTATTTTCATTGGCAAGTTAGAGTGTACGTTGAAAATTTTATAGAAAAAGGCGTTTTACCAAACCAAATACATGTTATTTTTGGTATTGTTGTACCAAATACTGAACCAACTACAGATTCATTAAAATTAAAAGAATTGGGTATTAATGTTCACCATTATTTAGATGATAGAGAACAAAAACACTATATTCCAAATATTAAACCATTTTTAATTCATAAATGGTTAAAGGAATTCCCTCAACATGGAGAATGTTTTTTCTTACATGATGCGGATATAATTTTTAGAGAATTACCTGATTTCAAAAAACTAATGGAGGATGATGTCATATATCTTTCAGATACTGTGGGGTATATTGGATTTAATTATATTATGGATTGTTGTAAGAGATATGAATTACATCACTCACAATCTAATCAAGGACAATTACTACAAGAAATGGCTGATGTTATTGGAATTACTACCGAATGTATTGAATGTAATGAAGAAAATTCGGGTGGTGGTCAATATTTGATTAAAAAAACAGATTGGATGGTTTGGGAAAAAATTTATATGGATTGTACCCCACTGTATGACCAAATGGTTGATTACCAACGACGTTTTCCTATAAATCCTGGTGAGATACAATTTTGGACTGCAGAAATGTGGTCATTATTATGGAACTTATGGTACTTTGGAAAAGAGACCAAAGTAGTTAAAGATTTAGATTTTTCATGGGCAACCGATTCAATACCAATCTACGAACAAAGACCAATACTTCATATGGCTGGAGTAACTTCAGATATGAAAACAACAAAATTTTATAAAGGTGATTTTATTAATGTTAACCCATTAACAAAATTAACTGAGAATTTTGAATATTTTGATTACGTCGAAGAACATAGCTCAACAAAAAAATATATAGATGTTATGAAATCTATTGTAAAAAAACAATAATCTGATTATTTATAGTATAATAAAATAACAATGGCGATTTTACCTGAACCAAGAAACGAATGTAATGTAATTACAATATTCCCGATGACCGTTGGGTGTATTGTTCAAAATCCGTCATCACCAAATGCGACTGATGGAGAGTTATCTGTTTCTATTACAGGTGGAACACCACCATATACTGTTGTTTGGTCTAATGATAATGTGTCACCAGCGATTGTTAATTTAGGTGTTGGTAGTTACACCGCAATTGTTACTGATTATTCTTGGCCTGATAGTGGACCTGATTTTACTGCGACAACAACATGTGTTTTAAGCGTCCCTGTTCCTACTACAACAACAACCACAACACCTGTGGAGCCTGTGATAACCTATGATTTTTGTTTAACTATTTTGGGGGAAATTTTAATTCACTTTAATCCTAATGGTACGGATATTGGCGGTTTTCAAAAATGGATATCAGATGACTCAGTATATCAGATTGTTTGGGATATATCATTAAATCGATGGAAAGTTATTGGTGGGTCATTATATTATCAAACATTATCTTCTTCACCATATCCACCATTAACAGGTTGGTATTTAGTTGGTATTAACGGTACCGTTGTTGCACAAGAAGGAGAATGTGTACCACTTTCAAACTCACCAATATTCCTATCATCAATTAATCAACCAAGTTGTGAATGTGATGGTACAATAACCATAAACCCTTCTAACGGAACACCACCATATCAGTATTCAATTGATAATGGGGTAACATTTAGTAGTTCAGGATTATTTAATGGATTATGCCCTGGAACATTTATTTTACAAATTAAGGATTCTTTAAATAATTTAAGTACAAGTGAAACTGTTATATTAAATAACTTTACCACGCCAACAACATATACTATTAGTTTACTAACAACAAATAATGTAACAACAAATAATTTAACAACATTAACAACACAATATACTACTACTGTAAATGTCACCCCAACACTTCCTATTGGAACAACCATTACATTTGATTTACTACACACGAATGGTTTTGGTAGAGGGCCTAACTCAACTTCAGCTAGCATTATAAGTAATAGTGTTTTAAATAAAAACTCAACAGTAATATCAATAACATCGACAGGGTCATCAAATGTTGTTACAACAAATACAATTAACGGTTGTCAAGGCACTAGTGTGTATGTCACAACAAAAAATGATAACTGGGTTTCTGTATCAGTAACAAATGGAGATACCATGGTTATTAATACAACAACAACCCAAATTAGAACACTACCAATTTTTGAGTGCTCAACGGCAACTTATGGCGATACATTTTATATATTAAACCCACTTATTAGTGGATGTGATTGTTGTACAGTAAATACTCCAAGTAAACCATAATAAAAGAATAAGTAAGAATATTTATAAACATGAGTTATATATTAAAAAATACATCGGGGTTAGTTAATACGAGATTAACAGATACGGGAAGACAAAAACTATCTCAAGGTAATTTCAATATTTCGTATTTCCAAATTGGTGATGGAGAAGTTTCGTATAACTCTCTTCCAAGTTCATACAATCAATCCAATACAAACATATTAGAACCTAATTTTAATTCACAAAATTCGGCACCAACACAATCAAATAAACAATATGTAAAATACCCATATTATGTTGATGGTATTACAGGTAATACATATGGTATTCCTTATTCAGACCCTGTAGTTTCTCCTATATATAATAGAGCGGCTATGAGAGGATTTTTTGCTGGAGACCTTACCGCACAAACAATTAATTGGAGTGCAATTACAAATAGTTCTCATGTTATTAATTCTAATTATGTTGTTAATATGTCAACATTGACTGGTGGTACAACTATTGAGTTAATTTATTCGGGATGTAATACTGATATTGTTAGAATGCCTGCGATTGGGGATTTCTTAACAATTTATTATGATGGTAAAGGGAAAACTAATTGTTCATGTGTTACACATCCTGTACCATCACCAACACCAACACCATCACCGACTCCAACACCAACAAGTACAAGCCCTTGTGACCCACCAGTACCAACACCATCACCAACTACAACATTTTGTCCATCACCAACACCAACAACTAATTGCGACCCTGTTGTGGGACCTGATTGTCTTATGAATATGAGTAGTTGTTATTCAATGATGACTTATAAAATTGTTGATATTTGTTTAGGTGTTTACACATTAGATAGACCAACACCTAATTTCTCAGAATTCTCAAATGTTTGTTATGCAAGAACTCTTGTATATCCACCAAACATGACATCACTTTATGATTCCGTAACACCATACGCTCATTGGAATGAGAATGTTATTAATTTTGAATCTGTTTGTAATACAGATGAATCAGATGTTAAAGTTTGGAATATGAATATTCCATGGTCTGAAAATCCTGCAGGAATAATTACAGGACAAACAATAGGTTTTAATGGTTTTGGTTCGGCGACATATATCGGGTCAAAAGAATATTTGGGTTATATGTCGAATAGTGGTCAGACTGATAGCAGTTCAGTATACTACTATAACTCTTTCGACGAAATAGTTACTGTACCACCAAAAGACCAAAAATCTATCGCCATTATTCACTACACAAATCAAAGTATTGATTTCTTTTATGGTGAAAAATTTGCATTAGAGCCTTATGACCCTTCATCACCAGCTGACACTACGGGACAAGCAAGAAACTTTAGACTACATATCCCATGGCTTATGTGGCATAAAAATCCTGAATGTTGTTTAGGTGAAACTTTTTGGGTTGACCCTCCAGGGTACGACGATTTGGATTTATTTAAAGTTCAATACTTGAAGTCGACTAAGAATACGGATATGAATAACCCTGGTATGAGGTACTTCCAATTATGGGATACTAATACGAATGATAACGGGTTCCCAAGTAGAGTTGGTAAAGTTTTTCCTGACCAAAAAATCATAGTAATTGATGATGAGGAAATTATTGCATCAATGTCTTATAAGTCAAATCGTAATTGGACTCTACCATCACCAAAACTTACATTAATAACACCAAACACATGTGGAACTAATAATGAGTCGTTAGTTGGCGTGTTAACAGGTGATACTGAGTATATGTATGTAAGTTATAGAATTGGTAATACAACTAATTTTACTAATTCACTACATTGTAACTATTATACTAAGATACAAGGTCCTAACTTAACTTGTTTACCTATTACATCTCAAAACGTATCAATTAGGTTTGGCGCTGAGTTTGGTTGTTTAACTCAACCTACATATTCACCAACAACTACAACAACCACGTATTATCCTATAACTACAACAACCACAACAACTTACGGAACTACCACAACTACGACAACATTATGTCCATCTGTTTGTGATGTACCACAAGGATTTTATGGTGATAAATTTGAAATTATTTGTCAAAAAGTTACTGGTGATATTAGACCTGATTCATCCGAGTGGAAGATAATTGATGTGACATCACAATTAAGTGCGACAACAGTTAACGGATATATAACTCAAGAAGGTATAACAGGTAATACATTTACCATTACTCAAGATGAATATGATAATGCACCTTATTACAATTTAAATACATATATACCTCTAACACCTGTTGGAACTACTACACCATCTTTGAATTTTGGTGATGAATATTATTTCTATGGTTCGCTAGAGACAGATATTCAAGCAACTATCTATGAAATGAGGTATAAAATTAATTTAGGACAAGCTGAATTTCAAGCAACATCAAACCCAACGTGGACTCAAGGAACGAAATCTTATATAACTGATATTGGTCTTTACGATTCTGATAAGAATCTTATGATTATATCAAAGCTACAATCA